GGCTCAGTAGTCAGCGCACCTTGGGGCTCGGCTGCAGTAGTCATGACTGCGTAAGCCGCCTGCTGCTGGGCCGCCATCTCTGCCGTCGCCTGGGCGCGCTCTTGCTCGAGCTGCATCCTCTGCTTCTCGGCCATGGCGTTGGCCTCGTCAATTTGTTTCTGCAGGGAGGCCGAGAACTGCTGCTGCTGCGCCGTTGACTGCTGCCGGTAGGTCTCTAGCGCAGCGTTGTTGGCATCAATGTCCGCTTGGCTCGGACCCTGGTAAACGATCTGCGGCGCTTGTGGCTGGGAGAAGAAGCACATGGCTATGCGGTGGTGATGTTGAGGCCGGTGCCGACTGCGTCGCTGGCGGGCGTCGCGCGATCAATCCGCAAGCCCTTCTTGCCCTTTGACCTGGTCACCGCTTCTCGGTCCGAGCCAATCGTTGGGGCCTTGGCAGTCGGCTCTGGCGGAGGTGCCCCGATCAAGGCAGCCATGCGAGAAGCGTTGGCAGCCGTGTCATTGGCACGTTGAACCTTCACGTCACGCAGCTCGGTCAGCGTCTGCTGCTGGGCGGCCAGGGCCTTGTTGAGCTCGCCCTGTTTAATCGTGGCGCCCATCTCCTGGGTCTGGCGCATGGCATCCATCTGGAGCTGCGCCTGCCGGTCGTAAGCCCTGGTGTCGGGCATCGTGATTACGGCTGGGCTGCCGCCTCCTCCAAAGCACATCAGAGGTCCTCCAGATTGAGCGGGTCCGATTGCTGCTCTTCCAGCAGCTTCACCAGGTAGCCAATGACTTCCTGCTGGCCAATCCAGTGATCACTGTCCCGATGAGACATCGACCGGCCGGGGACATCGGGGAAGACGCCCTTCAGCTTCTGAATCAGTTCATCGGTGACGATTGGCTGTAACACTGCAGGGGTGCAGATCAACCTCAGGCTACCGGCGGACTCCATAGCAGGGGAGCCTGGGCAGTCAAGTCGTACTCGCCAGCACGCAGTATCCGCGCGCATCTGGCCTGGGTGATGGCGTGAGGTTCGCCAAGGGCCTTTTTGGAAAAGGCCTCAAGCACGGCCTGCCACATCTCCACCTCTGCAGTGCAGCCAGCAAGCAGCTTTGCTGCGCCTACTGCGCCAACGCCGGGGCAGCCGGGGTAGTTGTCGCTGGCGTCACCTACCAGGACCTGGGTGTAGAAGTTGCGATCGGCCTCAAGTCGGCTCACTTCCATCAGCTCGCCATCACGCAGGTGCAGGCCCGGCAGGGTGAGCATGTCTTTGTCGATCGAGACGATGACGTCGCCCTCCTCATAGAGGACGCCGAGCACGTCGTCTCCCTCGATGTCCGGCAGGCGCACCACCTCCCAGCCGCGGGCCGGGGCCACCTTGCTGACCCACTCGATCAAGTGCCGGTAGCCAGCCGGCTTGCGGTACTTCTTGCGGTTGGCCTTGTAGTGCGGCCAGACGCCATAGCGGAAGGACACCCGATCGCTGAACACCAGCACTGGCCGGTGGTCGGGCAGGGTGTCTCGGATTTCGCTGATCGCCTCCTGGAACTGAGCCTGCGCATCGCCATGGCGGCAGAGGTAAGTCCAGTCATCTGGTGCCCATTCGGCCTCAAACTCGCAGGCCGCGGCAGCTCGGTAGAGGTAGACCTCGGTGTCGATGAGGGCTTTCATCGGTGTTTCCAGCTGACTATTGGGAGACCCAGCCTCTGCGCGCGAATCTCGATGACAAGACGTCTTAAATCAAGACCAGCATTGCGCAGGCCTTGCAAGTTGCAGCCCTGGCCCTCTATAAGCTCCAGCCCTATCAAGGCCTTGCATAGCTCATCAACTCCCGCACTTTCGGTAAATCCCGTGTCCCAATCGCAGCAAAGAGAAATAGCCTCAAAGAATCTTTCCGTGAGTTCGAGGAGGCGCTGGGTGTTGTTGTCAATCATGGCTTTCACTGGTTGGTTGTTTTAGTGTTCTCACTAAGCTGAGACGCTTACCCCTCCACCTCCCTGACCAACCGATCCGCCACTTCGTTGATAGCCAGGTGGCAGATGCGGGCCTGCCCAGGGTCTGGCGCCCAGGTGCGAATGATCTTGGCCAACTCGTAAACCACCGTCTTCATGCGGCGGCGGTCGTCAATGCTGTATTCGCCAAGCGACCAATACAGCTCAGTCAGGGTGTCCAGCAATTTCATTGAAGTACCTCGACGGTGCAGTCAGGCCAGCGGTTCTGGCAATACTTGATGGCTTTTGCCTTTGTCGGCGCTGGGATTGTCAGCCGCAGGACAGGCTTGCCGGGCTGCTTGACGGACAGCCGGTAAAGCCTGGTCGCCTCGGTAGGCAGCGGCCGACTGATGCCGGCGCCCAGGTTGGGCTCTGGCCCTTCGCTTGGCAGCCGCTTTGTTTCTGACCAGCCCATCACTGGCCCTCCATGTCGAGCACCTCTTCCAGGGCCCTGACGTACCCGCCCCACCAGGTGGAGACGTAGTTGGCCCCTTCCTCCTCTGCCTCGTGGCAGCGCTTCCTGGCCATCTCCATTAGTCGAACAAGGGCTGATCGTTCGACGTCGATTTGTCTTTCTTGGGGGGCTTTGCTGTCCACGGCTTAATGCTCCTGGTGTCGTAAACACGTGTGGTGGCGACTTCTGAGCCAAGGCTGAAGACAACCGAAACCGAGTTGTCGTAGACCTCGCCGATGTGCCCTTTAATCCATCCGCCAAGAGCCCTAAAGCGGACCGCTTGACCTTTGCTGTAGTCCTCCCAGCTCACTGGTGCCCCTCCCTCTTAAATGCCGCCAGATCTCGAAACTGCATGTCCATGAACTGCGGGTGCTGATCAAGAAACTCTTTGCTTGGCAGCACCACATCAGGGCCGCCTTTGTTGAACTGCAGCACCGACCATTTGCCGGTGAGCAGGCCGCGCTCAAGGATGCTGCGCAGCTCGCCTTTGCTGATCAGCGGTTCCATCACGCATCAGCCATCTGGGCCTCCTGCTGGGCCACCCAGTTGATGTAGTCGGCCCACTTCTCCGGCGTCAGCGCTGGGCTTTCGTCGGCCGCAGGTGGCAGCAGCGGGTGATCGCTGGCCTGGAATGGCACGTAAGCGTCAGCGTTGTGCGGGTCCGGCGGCGCCACGACAGAGCTGGGCGTCCCCGGCAGCAGGGCCAGTTGATCAATGGTGGGCTGGCAGAAGCCAGGTAGCTCCGGGCGAAAGCCCCAGCTCCTGTTGGCCAGCCCGTTTTCGGTCCGGTAAAGCGGGGCCATCAACTCTTTCCAGGTCGGGTAGCGCTTAAAGGAATTGGGCTCGAGTCCTTGAATCCACTGCTCGGCGGCCCACATGAATTGCGGCTCGCTGATCTCCGGGAACTCGGACGTGAAGCTGTGGAACTTGAGCCGGCAGATGTGCGGGCTCCAGCGGTCGGCCTCTTTGATTCGCAGCTGGGCCGCGATCATTTCGGCCACGGCCAGAAACGTCTCTGGCGTCAGGCGGTTTGGCTTGGCCATTGCTCAAGAGCGGCGAGCATCGCGGGGTCTTTGGGCATGGGACGGCCGGCAGCCGTTGGCCGAGCCAGCTCGTCCTTGATGTATTCGGGCTTGAGGGTTTGCCAGCCGTGCTCAACCCCGGCTTGGGCCAGCAGCAGCTGTTGCGATGGAGGCAAGGCAGCGACCCGTTTGACGCTGGCCTCCCACGCCGCCACGGTCCACGTGGCATTGCCCTTGTGCTTTGAGCGGCGGCTCACGTTCCACCACTCGACCAACCGCATTTGCACCTCCATGGAGATGCCAGATAGGGATTCGGTGTTCAGCGCTGCCACATACCGGGACACCGGCTTTTGCACGGTTTGCGCGGTTTCTGCCTCGACGCGGGACACAGGATCAGGAACAACCGCCAATGCAGGGATTGGCGGGCCTGCTTCGATGTAGCCAGCAGCCTTGCCGGCAAACACGCACACCCTTTCAAGAGTTTGAAAAGTGCGCGCGCAGCCAAGGCACAGGCGGATGCGCCGATCGGCTTCATCCGCTGCCCTGGTTTCAGTGACTCGGCTTTTGCCGTGTCCGCAATGAGGGCAATTCATCGCACCACCCCCTCAAGCCGATCGGCGACCAGCAGTGCGTAGCCAGCGATGTCTCGCCAGCTGTCGGCGTAGTCGGGGTCGCCATTGAGAATCCGCCCGATCTTGTGGCAAATCATCTCGAGCGCCTCGTGCTGATCAGATGCCAGGTCGAGCTTTTTCTTTTCGACCCAGACGTTGATCTCGTCCTTGAGGTTTTGCGTGATCACCGCGTGGGTGAAGAAGTCGCCGTAGCGCTTGCCCCGCTCTGTCAGCAGGGCGGCCATGTCCTGGCTCATTCCCAGATCACCTTCATGTAGATGGATTGCTCTGCCTTGGCTGCTTTCGTCCAGCGCAAGGCGAGGGTGGGCAGCACGCCCACCCGGTCGTCGGCCCAGATCAGGCCATTGCCGCTGTCGAGCACCGCGCCCGCCAGGTTGTCCAAATCGCCTCGGGCCGGACCGCGGAACACCAGCACCAGGGCCGTCACCTTGGGCAGCGGCGGAATGGTCCACCACTCGCCAAGGATTGCTCTGACGTTGGCCTTCCAGTCCATGTAGGCCTTTGGCATGTAGGGCCTGCCGCCTCCCCTGGGGGAACGGGGGCGGGCCTTGGACATCAGCGGGACGTTCAACTCGAAGTCGGCGGTCTTCATCAGAACGGGATCTCCTCGTCGTCGGCCGGGGTGGCCGCGCGCTGGGCAAGCCGCTGGCTGGGAGTCAGGGCCTCATTGCTTTTGCTGCTGGTGAAGGCGTCGGCCGGGGTTTCGGCCACATACCCGTTCTCCATCCCGAAGGCATCGCCCGGGTCCTTGCGCTCGTAAGGCACCAGGTCGAGGACCTGCAGCGCCTCAAAGCTCAAGCTCACGCCCTTCTTGCCGAACTTGTCCTCCCAGCCCCAGGCCGAGAACGCGACCTTGACCTTGCTGCCGTTCCCGATCAGCACTCCCTCGGGCCAAGGGTTCTTGTGGCTGTCGTAGACGGCCGGGGCCATCAAGGTCATGCCCTTCTTGGTGGTCTCGTTCTTCTTGAACCGGAACTCGAGCAGACCGGTGGCCTTGCCGTCCTTGTCGGTCTGCTCGCGGAAGGGCCAGGCGTTCTTGCTGGGCTTGGCGCCCTCGCCATGAATGCGGGCGAACTCAGCCTCGATGGTCTGCATCAGGGCCAGCACGTCCTTGCTGTTCTGGTCGCCACACCAGCTGATTGACCAGCTGCGGGGCTTCCCTTCATCGAATCGGTCTTCCTCAGGCTCAAAGCATTTCGCCCAATAGGCATCGCCCACTGGGGTAGTCAGCATCGTCCGCGGCATTTGCGCGTCACATGTGGAGAACAGGCGGACAGTAGGCCCCTAGGCATGGGATGGCAACCCACCTAGGGGCGAATCAAGAAAAGCAGTGCTGGTTCTGGCCGATCTCGCCATGGCACAGGTCGCCGACAATCGGCGGCGCCTTGATCCCCTTAACCCCTGCTATGGCTGCGATCTCATGGCGCATCTGCCCAAGCCAGTCAGGCGCATACAGCACCCTGAGCTGGTCGTGAAGGGTGTGATGAAGCCAGCCGGCGCTGGCCGGAATTGTCGCAAAGCAGTCGTGATTGGTTAGCAGTGGCGCCCGCTGCTCCCCACCCATGGAGATGATCATCTGACAAAAAGCACCGTCAAAGGCATGGATGGTGTTGGCTGTGATGGATCGGTTTGTGCTGCGTGCCGAAAGCTCTCCCTCCTCGGCTCGGTCGTTCCATGCCTGCCACCGGCGATTGCCCTGGGTCAGCGTCGTGACCTTGCTGCTGGCCTCGAGCCGATCGCCGAGCCTGATTGGCATGGCCATGGGGCTTGTCCATTGCAGTGGCTTGCCCTTGGCCAGGACCAGCCTGGATGCGTCGCGCAGCCATCCCTGCAGGGCCAGGCAGCTCTTCAGCTCGACGGCCAGCAAGCCTCTGAACTTCTTCGCCAGGTAGCGGGCCGGCGCCAGGTAGCCCGACTCCCATTGGCCCAGGCTCAGGCCAGCGTTGCGCTCTTGCAGAACCGC